AAAGGTAAATGGTACTTAGATAGATTAATAGAAGAGTTAGAGAGAGAGACATGAAGTTCACAGTAAACATGACCATAGAAGTAGACGAGGAAGAAAACATTCTTCCAGTAGCTTACGGTGGTAAAGAAAGTGACGAGCAAGCTCTTAAAGACATACTAAGAGACTATCTATTTGATATTGACGGAATAACATTACTAGAGGGAGTGAAAGTAAAAAAGCATGAATGATTATCAAAAATTTATAGCAGTATCAAGGTACGCAAGATGGATGGATGACGCAGGACGCAGAGAAACGTGGAAAGAAACGGTTAGTCGATATGTAGATTACATAACAGAGAAAGTAAAGGGACAGTTACCTAAGGCAGAGATGTTCGATGCTATACATAATCTAGAAGTTATGCCCTCTATGAGAGCGTTAATGACAGCAGGGTCAGCGTTAGAAAGAGACAACACTGCAGGATACAACTGTAGCTATCTACCCATAGATGACCCGAAAGCTTTTGATGAAGCTATGTATATATTATTATGTGGTACTGGTGTTGGCTTCTCTGTCGAAAGACAATATGTAAATCAACTACCTGAGATACCTCAGAGTATTGAAGATGTATCTACTATCATAGATGTGCAAGACAGCAAAGAAGGATGGGCTAAAGCACTACGTAAGCTAATAGGGCATCTGTATATGGGAGAATCACCTAGTTGGGACACATCTAAGGTCAGACCTGCAGGGGCAAGACTAAAAGTCTTTGGTGGTAGAGCCAGTGGTCCTGCACCTTTGATAGATCTTTTTAACTTCACCACCTCATTGTTTAAGCACAATGCAGGACGTAAGCTGTCTAGCTATGATTGCCATAACTTAATGTGTAAAGTTGGAGAGGTTGTTGTATCAGGTGGTGTTAGACGTTCTGCTATGATAAGCTTATCTAATCTATCAGACGGACGCATGAGACATGCTAAGTCGGGACAATGGTGGGAGACAGCACCGCAGATGGCACTATCTAACAACTCTGTGTGTTATACGGATAAACCTGATGGTGAGACATTCCTACGTGAGTGGACATCTCTTGTCGAATCTAAGTCAGGAGAGCGTGGCATATTTAATAGATTATCTGCAAAGGAACAAGCAAAGAAGTTTGGTAGGAGAGATGCTGACCATGAGTTTGGTACTAATCCTTGCAGTGAAATTATACTTAGACCCTATCAGTTCTGTAACTTAACGGAAGTGGTAATAAAAGAAAAAGATAGATTTGATGATCTAAAGAGAAAGGTTGCTTTGGCTACTATACTTGGCACAGCGCAGTCTACCCTTACTAAGTTCCCATATTTACGAAAGATATGGCAGAAGA